AGACAACGTAGGCTTTTCTATGACAATCGAAGTAACGGGCACAGTTGTTCGCGAGGTAATTGCGTAATAACTTCGCTGCATGATTGAAATTAAACTCGACGGCAAGACGTTTCCGGTTCGCGCTACCATGCGAGCCTGGAAACGCTTTGAAGACAACACCGGCAAAAAGGTTGCCGAGGTTGACAGCAACGACGTAACACTTATTCCTGAGCTGGTTTATTACTTCGTTCAGGAAGGGTGCAAGGCGCAAGGCATGGCGTTCGAAATGGACGTTGACGATTTCCTCGGACTGATTGAAATCGCCGATTTGCCTGCACTGAGCAAAACCGTTGCGGACTGCATGGGCACTCAAAAAAAAACGAGGGCCAAGGCAAGCCGTTGAGTTGGGACGAAATTGAGGAAATGGGGTTGGGCCAGTTGCGCCTAACCCCTTTTTTGCTTTACGATTTGACGTTCACCGAATTCGGTAACGCCATGCGCGGCCACTACAAACAAATCGAGGAACGCGAAAAGGCGGAATGGGAGCGCACGCGCTGGCTTGCTGCCATCGTAGTAAACCCACACGTAAAGAAACGGATAACGCCCAAAGACCTGGCTACGTTCCCATGGGAGAAGAAAGAAAAGGCCGCCGATGGGTTTAGTATCTTGCGACAGTTAGCGCAATGACATGGCAAAACTTGGGGATTTAGTTGTACGGGTGGGTGCGAATACGCGCCTGCTCAACCAGGGCTTGAAACAAGCCAAGGCAGATATTCGCCGCACGACGGGCGAAATTCAAAACATGGGCCGCACGTTGTCCATGAGCATTTCCGCGCCGCTCGCTTTGATTGGCGCAAGCTCGGTAAAAGTATTTGCCGACTTCGAACAAAGCATGGCGAAGGTGAAAGCCGTATCGGGCGCGACGGCTTCCGAGTTTGAGGGCTTGACCAACAACGCCAAAGAGCTGGGACGAACCACGCGGTTCACGGCTTCGGAAGTTAGCGCGCTGCAACTCGAATACGCCAAGCTCGGTTTTTCGGCTGACGAAATTACGCAGGTAACCGGCGCGACGCTGAACCTCGCACAGGCAACTGGATCGGACTTGGCACAAAGCGCAGAGGTTGCCGGGGCTACGTTGCGCGCCTTTGGACTCGACGCGAGCCAGACCGGCCACGTAACGGACGTAATGGCGGCGGCGTTTAGTTCGTCAGCCCTTGACATCAATTCTTTTCAGGATGCCATGAAGTACGTTGCACCGGTTGCCAAGGCGGCCGGCGTAACGCTTGAGGAAGCTACGGCCATGCTTGGCCAGCTTGCCAACAACGGCATCAAAGGAAGCCAAGCAGGTACATCATTGCGCCGCATCTTGCAGGACGTTGCCGGTACGGGCATGGACTTTAAGACCGCCATGGGTCAAAGCGCAGAACAGGTTATCAACCTTGCCGATGCAAAGGACGAGGTTGGCCGTTCGGCATCTTCGGCGTTCCTGGTATTGAAGGAAGGCATTGGCGACGTTGACGGCCTTACAAAGGCTTTGCAAGAAAGCGACGGCGCAGCCAAAGGCATGGCCGACACCATGGACGACACGGCCGAAGGTGCATTCAAGAAAATGATGAGCGCAATAGAGGGCGCGCAAATTGAAATTGGTTCGAAGTTAGCACCGGGCATGATAAAGCTTGCCGGTGTTGTAGGTGATACGGCCGGCGCGTTTTCAAACATGAGCGAAGGCGCGCAAATGGCAGTCATTGCATTGGGGGGCGTTGCTTCCGGCGTTGGGCCTATGTTAACTGCCTTGCCGAATTTTGCGAAAGGTTTAAAGATGGCAAAGCTTGCGTTTGCTTCACTGAACAAAACGATGCTTGCCAACCCGTTCGGGGCGGTTGCCGCTGCGATTGGTTTAGTCGTCGGCGCGGTTATCATGCTGAACAACGCCAGCAGCGAAGGAAGCGACAAAGTCGACCAGCTTAAGAAAAGCCTGGGCGGCATGGACTTGGAGCAGCAAAAGCAAGCCATTGAGGGAGCGCGCACGGCACAGGAGGCGTACGTCGAGCAAATCAAAGAACAAAAGGCCGCGCTGGAAGCCTTGCCAAAATACAAGCGTTCAGAACAAAGCCAAGCCGGTCGCGACCTCAAGAAACTGGCAGAAACTTTGGAAACGGCCAACGCCGAGCTTGCCGCGATGCAGCAGCTTGAGGAAGGCGTAGCGTTGAAGCTGAAGCAAAAGGCCGACGAAGCAAACAACGCAAGCGTCAGCGTTACCAACTTAGGCAACAGCACTGAGGAAACAACCGAGAAACTCAAGGACAAAAGCAAAACGTTGGGCTTCCTCATGAACAAGCTGGAGGAAGTCCCCGATACCGATATATGGAAGCCGGTTCGCGACTCGACGGACAAGACCAATCAAAGCCTTGGATTCCTTTTTAATATGCTGGCTGAAGTGCCTTCGGTTTTGTCGCCTGGGCAAATTGCAGCGCAGGAATTGGCCGACGAGATGGCCGCCAAGTTTACGGAATTGGCCGGCAAGGTGGAGCAAGTCGGCGGCACGATTGGCAACGCGTTCGCTAACGTGGTTAACCAAGGCATTGAAATCAAACGCGCATTGGAAGAAGGGTTGATAACGCCGCTTGAGGCTATGGAGCAGAAAGCCGAGAACGCAAAAAAGGCCGTTCGTGGACTTGTCAAGGATGCAATCCTGGCACTGATAAACATGGCAAAGATGAACGTAATCGCAAACGCGACCAGCCCAGCCAACGCGGCCAATTTGGCGAGCGGTGGATTGGCAGCTCCTGCGTTTATTGTCGCTGGCCTTTCGATGCTCGAAGGTTTTGTGGGAGGCTTGACGGCATTTGCTGATGGCGGCATAGTCAGCGGCCCAACTATGGGCCTTGTCGGCGAGTACCCCGGCGCAAGTACGAACCCGGAAGTAATCGCGCCGCTCGACAAGTTGCGCGGAATGCTGGGCGGGCAAGCCGTACAAGTTACCGGCAAGATTAGCGGCCGCGACATCTTGTTAACGAGCGAACGAAATGCAATTGACAGAAACCGAGTAAGAGGATTTTAATGGCTGACCCGATCCGACTATACAGCGAATTCACCGACGACCTAGGCGGCGATTGGCGCGTGAACATCCACGACGCAAACTTCACCGGGACAACTCAAACGTTCGTGCTTGGGGCTGACGGCTTCGTGCTGCGCTATTCCGGTAACAACGAAGACCGATACCAACCCGTAATTGGCAGCGAGGTGACATTTACGTTGATGGAAGAAAACAGCGTACATACGGGCTTCATGGACGACTTGGCCACGGCTGCGGAACAGCGTTTCAGCGTCAGCATCTACAAAGACCCGGACGGAACGAATGACTTTTTTTGGGGCGGCGTGCTGTACCCGGAACAGGTAGTACGGCCCTTCGAATACTTCCCGGTCGCCAACACGATCACAGCGGCCGACGATTTAGGCAACCTGCAAAATATCGACTACAACAACGCAGGGACGGCGTACACGGGCACGGAATCCGTGGTCGAACATCTGCTGAACTGTTTAAACAAGTTGCGTTCGACGCAGCTTTGGGGAGCAACGGACGATTTCCTGTATTACGTCAACGACTTTAAGGCGAGCAGCCCGGCATACACGGGCAGCAACCAGCTCAATGATACCAGGATAAGCCATTACGGGCTTTACAACCCCGACAACAACAACGACAATCAATATTACAGCGCGTTTACGGTGCTGGAAAGCTTGGCCAAGGTATTCAATGCCCGAATCTTCCAAGCGCAGGGCAAATTTTGGTTTTTGCCTGTAGGCGCGCAGAAGTACAGCACGACGTTAACCGTGGAAGGCACGTACAAAGACGGCACGGCGATAACGCAGCAAAGCCTAGCAGCGGCAAAGAGCTTCGATAGCACGTTCGAACGGCTCAACGGCTACGAATATACGTACTTGCCGCCGCTCAAAGAGGTGATGCGCACGCGACGTTACAACGGCAACTGGCCTATTATCCTGGACAACCTTTACACGGAAGCCGAGTTCGGGACCACGAAAAGCGATACCGACATTGATTACAACACCGGCACGCAGTTCGCCATTTCGGGGACGTTCAATTACGAGTTCGACGGCGACGGGACGACGACAGGAAACGCCCGCGTCGGTCGCGTTATGCTGCGTATGCCAATCAAGGCAGGCACGAAGTACCTGAAGCGGGAGGTAACGTTTACCGGTACTTCCAATGAACTGTTCATGGAACCCGGTTCTGTTCTGGTGTACACGTCGCACCAATACGGCGCGCTGAGCTGGGAAAGCTCGCTTAGTTACTACGAATACGTCAGCCCCATTTTCGACGTAAACGAAGGCGGCAGCTTTTCAATACCCTTGTTTATTGAAACGCCTGCCCTTGCCACCGACGAAACGGGTTTAGATGTGCGCATCGACCTATTTGGATGCGATAACGACGGTAACAACGCCACGGCATACGTTGCCACGGCTGACGCAGATTACGA